AAGAGAATTTAAGTATGTCGCTCCTCAGCTCATTTAAGTCTGATTTTAATAGAAAAATCAGTGTGCGAAAGCAAAAATCTAATACTTTCCCAAATGGAGAAGTAATCAAAGAGCGAACTAAAGATCAAGAGAATATTCCTTGTTTGATTATGCTCAACGATGCAAAATATAATCAAACACTAGGGATTGCAAGTAGACCAAATCAGATGGAGTATTTGAAAGCTTCTCACACCATCAGATTGGAATTCTGACCTCAAATTGAAAAAGGGAATCGTATTGAAGATGATAAAAGGCAAAAATATCAGGTAGAGTTCGTTTATGCAACTCCATGATTTGGCGGAGAGGACGATCATTTACTTCTCTATGTGGAAACGCTCAATGAGTAATTTTACCATCAATCCAGCTGGAGTTGAAGAATTGAGAGGGATAATCAAAGATGGGCTCTCAGTAGCAGCAGAACAGCTGACTGACGATATCAGGGCTATCACTCCTCGTGATCCTACAAGACCACCAAAAGACCTCAGTAGACCTGTAACAGGAAACTTGCAGAGGTCTATTGCCTACGAGGTAAATGACAATCTGGAAGCAAAGATTGGAGTCAATCTCCAGCATTGACTAACAGAGGGGAAAACTCCAATCATGGAATATGCTCGCTATCAAGAGTTTGGGACACCAAACATGCCAGCTCGTAGTTATCTGAGGAAAGGATTGATAGAAAAAGGGAAAGAAGCATTAAATACCTTTATTTTTTATCTCAAAGCTAAGCTGAAATAATGACGGTAATTAACCTTGATGAAAACGAAAGAATTGACGAAATCCAAATCCAAGGGGTAAAGTATCTCGCTGGAGATATCCCCCCTTTGCTAGCAATACAAATTCTGAATATAAAAACCAATATGCTTTCTCGCTTTTTGAGAATAAGTACTGAAAAACAACGAGAACCAATCATTAAGGAATATCTCTCTATCAAAAATGAAAAGGTAGAGATGAGGTATTGGACTAAAAACCATATTCAGAGCATGATTCTTTACATTAACAAAAGACTCCATGAAGAGTATGAGAGCGGTGCTCAGCTATAAAGCACGAGGGAAAGAGTTCAAGGTCTGAGCCTTACTTTGGGGGGATTTTTTGTTGCTGAATGAAGATCCTCAAACTGGGTATCTGAAGATTATTTCAGAGTTCAATAAAGAGCCTCCTCAGCTCAACAAAAGACAAATGGAGGGGCTTTTTGCTTCTCTTGTGAACAATAAAAGCCTCAAAAAAGAGTCGAAAAAAAAGGAAATTGACTTTGGGAAATTCTTTTTGATTGAAGGTGCGTTGATGCACTACCTCCACCAAGATCGTGAGGCTATCAGGAGTTGGACTTTGGAATATGTAATGGAGATGATGGAACTCTTACCTGCTATTACAGGACAAAATAGTTATGACGAAGTAAAAAATAAGGATAAACCAGATAGAAAGGCACTAAAAAACCTCAAAAAAGATTTGGAAAGATAATTTGACCTTGAGATTGAACAGTTTTTTGAATGTAAGCATAATGTATTTATTTTTTATACTAAGGAATATGAAGGAGAAAATCGCTAAACTAGCGGCTTTGAACTCACAACTCATCACTAAGATTCAGGAAGATAATAAGGAGGAGGTCTTGAAAATTAGCGAACAGATTGCTGAGGTTCATAAAGAGCTAGAAACTGAAGTAGATGAAACTGACTCAAAAAATGAGGAAGTAGAAAAAACTGCAAATACTGTTGCAGAGGTTAAAAAGACTGTCAATGCAATTCAAGAACAAATCAATAAGTATGCTGATTTGTTTGTGGCTGCGGATACTGTTGAACAGCTAAAAGAAGACCTCAAAACTCTCTTTGCAGAGCAAGTAAAAAAACTAGAAGAAAGAGTTGAAACCCTAGAAGGTCTAAGTCCAGCGAGCAATCAGCAGCAAGATGTAAATAAATCAGCTGATGATCCTTGGGACTTTAACAATTAAAATTTTTTTATTCTCTATTTGACATTTACAATGAACATTACACAAAAAATTGCGAAAGCATTTAATGCAGAAGCTGGAAACTCTAATCTTGTGCATCTGAATACTAAGCAGGCGGATTTGTTTATTGATTATATCCAAGACGAATCTACTTTGCTTAAAAAAGTAAGAAAAGTAAAAATGAAGGATCCAATCCAAGAAATTGCAAAAGTAAATATTGGAGAAGAGGTGCTCTATCCTGCTGGAAGATCTGGAACAAAATTTACAGGGAAAGCGGTTGAAGCTGCTACTGATACTATCAGGCTTGAATCCAAAAAAATGAGAGCCAAGGTCGTAATCCACGATGATGAATTGGAAGATAATATTGAAGGTCCAGCATTCAAAGAGCATCTAATGAGAATGCTTGCAAAAAGAGCAGGAAATCAGCTTGAGAAAACCGCTCTTTATGGAAGATTTGTCGGAGCTACTCCTGCAACTGCAAATGTTATCTCTACACTCAATCAAGTAGATGGTTTCCTCAAAAGGGCTGGGGTAATCGTGGATGCTGCAGATACCAATATGTTTGACAAGAGAACTATTGATCTTGGAAAATTGAAAAAGCTTAGAAAGTCTTTCAAAAATCAATACCGCTCAGGTTTGGAAATCTTCATGTCTGATGGACTGAAGTTGGACTACTTGGAGAAATATCAGGCTTTGGCTGGGTATAATACTGTAAACCAAGCAGGATATGCAGGGAAAAACTTTATTGATATTCCATTGCTCAGAGAAGATAGACCAGTAGTTAAGGTTGGCGGAGCATCAACTACCCTTGCAAGTGCAAATACTGCAGGACAAAAAACCATCACTGTAGCAAGTGCAAATAATATTGATGTAGGAGATGAATTGGTGATTGGTATTGGAACTGCTCTTGAATGGGTAGGATCTGTTGCAAGCAAAAGTGGGACAACTATTACTTTTGACACGCCAGTTCCTTATACCTATACTGGAAATGAGAAAGTATATGAATGCTTAACCGATGGTACTGATGTGATCATGACTGATCCAAACAATCTCATCTGGGGAATCCAGAGAGACTTTACTTTAGAAATGGACAGAGATGCTGAGCTAGAAGCGAATATCTTCTATCTTTCTATCAGGACTGACTTCCAAGTAGAGAATTCTGAAGCTCTCGGAGTATTAACTAATGTACAATCACTCTAATTTTGGATAAAAAAAGAAGAAATCTGACTGAAAAATGCGGTCAGATTTTTTTTTATTTTGACCTTGAGATTGAACACTTCTTTGAATGTAAGCAATATAGTATTGAACAGAAGATTTTTAATTAGTGTTTGAATCAGATATGCAAAGAATAGGAAACTTAAACTGAGAGAATATTACCTACGATCATGATATTAGTGGACTTGTCAGAGGTCTTACAGATTGAGGAGTGATTGAAGGAGGAACTGTTGTGGGAAATAAGCTCCAACCTGTGCAAGCTGTCGTTCCGCTAGTGAGATCTAACGGGCAAAAGATTCTTGCTTTTTTTGAATCTGACGAAGTGATTGATCTCCCTACTTCTGGGAACTTTAAGGTATATATCGAAGTAGATCAAGCCAAGATAGATTTCGGAGGGAATAACACCGAAGACTGATCTGGAATCGCCTCCATAAAAACTTGACCGACGCTTCCTAGTCAGAATTTCCTTCTTCTTGCCTCAGTTACGAGCTGAGTAGCAAAAGACGAAAGAAACCTGATCCCCAAGGTTGGTCAGATCGCTCAGAGAACTACTACTCTAGAAGAGAAGGTATCCCAAGCTGAAGAGAAAGTAGGGAAGCTAGAGGAGGCTGGTACTCCGAGCTACTTGGGGATAACAGGAATAGTCTGAGAGAAATATACAATGGAAGATACTTTGTTCCTGCAGAAGACTCCTCAGCTAGCAGACTCCACGATAGCAATCAATGTCGGAGATATTGATGTAAACAAGGAACAGCATATTCAGAGAATCTCTAGCGGTGTAGCTAGTAATCAGCTGAAACTCAAGATGGATAAAGTTCTGTCTCCGACTTCTAGCGTAGTAGTAGAGGTCAGAAAAGGAATAAAAGTTGATGTTAACGAGAAGGAGGCTTATTGGTATGGAGGATGAGAGGTATTAGCTACTGTAACCTTGCCATATACGAAATTCAGTACCGAAGCTCAAGAGATTACTGTAGACTTGAATAAATCCTTTCAGCTCCCTAAGGGTAATCTCTATTCTGTAGTTGTGAAGCAACAATGAGGAATTGTTAATGCAAACAATTACTACAGAGTGTATTGTGATAGAACTCAATGGTCAGAGGCTTTTTCTGCTGTTGCTGTGAATGGGGACGTAAAAGCTTGTTCGTATATGTCTGTGTATTGTGTGTCAGATGCATTTGCAGATTCTTTACTAGCGAAAAATAAGGAGAAGGAAATAAGCATCTCTAGTAAGTATGACCTATCTAATGCTCCTATATGGTGAGTTTGATATTGAGCCACTGTTCAAAAAGTTTTGTTATATAGACCAAACATTGCAAAAACCTTTTTTGTCTGAAATCCAAGATTGACCGTAAATATAACTTGAGAACTCTATAATCAAAGCTCTGGTTATACAAATTGAGACTATTCTCCAAGACTAACCTGACCTTTCAATGTCCCTATTTTGCTGACTTCAAATCCAACTTGATTAGCCACACCACAATGAAGTTGATGAGGAGAATTGAGTGGCGAATTAAATGTTGATTTTAATTATTATCAATATTGAAATTGATATTCTAGGAATGATAAGAATAAACTTTATGCAAATACTGTATTGACAGGTAAATTTATGGAAAGAAATGTTGATTACTTCGGTTATCCTATAGAAAACAAGGGTATTGGTGAGCAAGTTGGTTGTGCTATGTTCTGAATTTTTAGGTGAAATAAAGTCAATTGAATCGCTCCTAGAATAAAAATACCCCTCAATAAAACAACCGCTTGAGAAAATGTATCTAGCTCTTGGGTTGCTCCTTATGACTGACTTTTGGAAGTTTCTTGGTCTTGTTGAGGTAAGAACTGAGAGTTGAGTTCAGTTAGCATAAACTGAAAATGATTATCAACGACAGGAAGTGCAGGAACTTGATGATATGATGTTCATTCTTGATATTGATTTATTTTTGTACCTAAAGGGACTGTATCTATATCCGCACATAAACATAGATATTCCGATATTACACCTAGCATAACATTAATCTCTTTTATTTCTTTGTAGTAACAAAATGAAGAAGATACTAATGGATTGAAAAATCATCTGATTTGTTGATGAATTTCCTCTATTAGAGCCTAACCAATACGCAGAGGAGGCTCAGGATTGAGAATATGAGGCTTGGATAAAAGAACAAGAAGAAAAAAAACCACACTTCGTCACAATTGAGATCCCTCTTACGCTTCTAGCTACTAATGAAGATCTTCAAAAAAAACTAGTCTTTTTGAGACTAGTATACTCTCATATGGAGACCGTAACAAGGAATGGAGTTACTTACCTCTCTCATATTGATATAACAGATATTAAGGGGTATCTTCCCTATACTGAATATAAAAAACGGAAGGGAAATTGAATAAAATTTCCTCCTGAAGTCCACGCTTTATATGCTGAGGAAGAGAAGAATGAGAAACCTACTGCATAGCCTCATACTCCTGATCGTAGCCCTAGCTCTGGCTCTGGTACTGCTACCGCTGGGGCTCCTATGGACAATCATAGAGATTGTAGTCAGATTTCTGTATTTTTGTCTTTTGGGACTTGGCTTTCTAAAGCCTCGCTGAAAGAATGGTGCAGGGACGAAAGGACTCTGATACCTCAGCTCTATTATCCGCTCTGTAGCTATCTGAATAGACCAGATAGGGAACAGTGTCTGCCGTGATCTCTTTAATCGCTGTTTGATAACTTCGAGCTGATATAAGTTTGGTAAAGTTCAGGAGACCATAAGTTCCGTGCTAGGGAAAAACCAAGAAACCTGAACTCTGACTTGTCTTTGAGCTATTATCGTTAAGCTCTTAGATACCCTAGACAAAAACCACTGTAAAGACTCAATTCAATATTTTAATTCTTAATACTTACACAAAAAATGGCATTAGAAAACGAAATTAAAGCTACAGGTAACGCTCTTCATTCACTGACAGGTAGTGAGAGGGGGGTATTTATGTTCCTTATGCTCGTGTCACTAGGATGTATCGTGTTCTTGATTATCTATTTTCTGCAGTCTATCAATGGTATAGTAGCAGATCACAATAAAGCATTAGGCGAGCAAAGAAAAGAATTTATAGAAGCTCAAAAAGTGAGAGATACAGAATTTGTTACTGCAATCTATGGTATCAAAAACTGAGAGAGGGCTATTAGATAGTTTTTATTTTTTTACAGATCATATCATGAAACAATTATGGCAAAACAAAGCATTTAGAGTGCTCTGCTGGCAGATGTTCAATGCTTGAGTAGCGTTCCTAGGAACAACCTTGACGGGAATTAAAGGAGAACTGCAAGTAGTTATTGTCTGACTTGCAATTCCGCTCCTTAATCTGGTTACAAAGTGGATCAATACCAACTACTTCTGAGATCTCGGAGTAGAGAAAAAACCTGAATAATTCAGACTTATTTTACTTTTTTATGGATTAGAAATGGACGAAAAAGAACTAACAAATGTCGTGATTAGCAACGACACCGAAGGCTTCACACAGGAAGATTATCTGCACATCCCTGGATATGCAACCGTGATGGAAGAATATACATGAGAGGACGCTGTTCCTGAGAAGATCGTGTATAATAATACACCAATCCTTGATCAAGGCTCAGAGTGAGCTTGTTCAGTTTTCGGTATTACAAAGGCTGAAAACGAAGCGGATTGGTTTGACTCAAAAACTCAGCTCGATGCGATGAAGATCCGAAAGGAAGCCATCGCAAAGGGAATTATTCCAGACGGAGGAAAGAATGGTTGGAGTATGTCTGGAGCTTTGAAGCTGATGAAAGATCTCTGATATATTCAGTGATACTACTTCTGTTCCACACCAGCTGAGGTAAGGCTTGCCCTCAGCAAAAAACATATGTGCTACACTGGTGCGAGGTATATTAGATGGCACCAGACTGGTATCAGTAAAACACTTACACCTGACAAGGACGCAAATGCTGGACATTTGTTTGCTTTGACTGGTATTGATGAAGAAAAATACTACCACCCTAATTCTTGGACTGAAGGTTGGGGAGATAAAGGTTTCTTCTACACTCCTTTTGGTCTGCAAAAGTGGCTTTATAGCATAGTAGCCATTATAGATAGGAAGAATGTAAGCCCTGAGGTGGTGCTAGACTCAGCTGATAGTGAGAAGATGGTTAAAATGGATATTTGGAATTGAAAACTTCCTAACGAAAATCTTATCAAATTGCACGCAATCTATATGGTAATGAGAGCCTTTAAGGATCAGCTCGATAATGATAAAGCCATTGAAGAAGCGATTAGACTTGGAGTTGTCAGCTCAGTGAATTGACCTCTTACTAAGAGATGGTTCTTAAAGATGATCTTTGTTGCTTTGTATGGTAGAACAAGCCAAGAGGAACTTATTCCTGATATAGCCGTGGATCAAGGTATCATCAAGTCCAAAGCTGGACTAGATGAGCCAGTCAAGAGGTATCACGCAAGTCTTATGATTGCTAGAGCTCTCAGGTTCTCAGGTAAAATTGAATAAAAGCTAGGGTCTGCTTAGATACCAGGCACGCTCCGTTTGGGGCGTGTTTTTTTTGAAAAAAAGAAAGAAAAAGCAAACTAGAAAGCAAAAAACACTAGACTAGAGCTAGTGTTTCTTTTTATATAAAAAGGAGCTAGAAAGTTTGTAGGAAATACTAGAAAGCTAAGCAAAAATCACTTCTTTCTGCTCTGATTTCTTTTCTTTTTTAAGCAAAATTTTTTCAATGGTTGCGTCATCAAGCAATGAAAGATCTTCAAATCCGTATTCTTTTAGCTTTTCGTGGACTCTTTTGATCCTTTTTGCTTCATCTTTTTTTGCAATATCCAAACTATATTGGATCTGCCTATTCATCCAAAAATCAGCAGAAGTTCCGAAAGCTTCTCCGATACGCACCGCAAGAGCTGGAGTCAGATTTTTTTTTCATTTTATGATGCTGTTTAGTTCTGGAGCGGAAATTCAGATTATGTCTGCGAACGTTTTTTGTGTCCAGCCTCTGGCTTCTAATTCCTCTCAAATATCTTCTCAAGGATGAAAAAAGAACTTAGGTTTGAACATCGTTTTGAAATAACAAATAAAAACCAGGTCCCTACAGAAAGGGCAATCACTATCTGATTATTTCGTTGTAGTGATTGCTGATCTGCAGGATATCAACGACATTAGTCTCTCAGTCTTTAGAGAATTCTATCTCCAATCTTCGCTGATCATTAAGCTTCATACTCCAATGATCCTCCACCTTTTCTAGATTGTAACTTCTGATTTTCCATATTTCTGGGAAGGAAGTTGCATTATAAAGGTCAAGAATAGCCTTGCGATACTTTTTGAGAATAGGAAGAGAGAGTTTAGCTCTAAGCACTTCTTTTTTTTCTCAAAAGTAGAGAGCCTCAAGCGTTGAGGTTGTAAAATTAATTTGCATTTAACTCATGATGAGATAAATGTCTGAACAATCAGATATTTCTTCTTGTTCGTTATGTAGTATACATAATTTTTTGTAAATTTCAAGATAAAATTATATTTTTTACATAATTTTTACTTGAAATAATTTGACCTTGAGATTGAACAGAAAAAACAATGAGCTTACAATAAGAAATTTTAGCTTTTTTATAGTAAGTATGGTAAATATCGGAGAGCTTGGAGTAGGACTAAAACTAGAAAACTGAAGTATAGAAAAACTCACGAGAGATATTCAGAATCAGATTAAGCAGTGAGGAGATATTGCTGGGGAAAAGCTAGGTAAAGGAATAGAAAAAGGGCTTGACCAAAAACAAGCTACAAACGAACTAGCCAAAGATATTGAGCAGAAAGTAGGGAATGCAGGAGAAAAAGCTGGGAACAAACTCCAACAATCCCTCTGA